GTAGCGCCGGTCGTGTTCAGAACATCGCCAGCCTTAACCGGGCCAGTAAATGTAGTCGTTCCCATAGGAACCTCCTGCACGATACGATCACACAGTCTGTGCAGAGTCCGCTAGGTCGGTCTGTGTGATCTGGGATACCTAGAAAAAGGGGCGAGGTTTTATCCCCGCCCCTCTTGAGATTATGACGGGAACGAACCGTAGATCGAACGCCAGTTGTAGTAGCCGAAGCTGTAACGCTCGTAGCCCTTGACCAACAGGTTGTCGGTCACGAAGTCTACCTGCATATCTGATTCGAACTTGACGCGCTCCATGTAGGAGAGGCCGTCGATGTTCGTCAGCAGGAACCAAGCCGAGGTCGAGGTCAAGAAGTCCGAAACCATATAGGACTCAGGCAAGCCGCCCGAGGTCATCATGATCGCATTAACATCATTGTCCGCTGTACCCGGACGCAGTTCTGTCTTCGTGAGACGGATTGCGACAGGTTCCAAAGCAGTCGGGACGATCAACTTGCGGGCGCGGGCGAAGACCTTGAGGCCAGCCTGATCCTTGAAGTTGGTACGAACCGCAATCATCGCGTTCAGCAGGGTGGACTCGTTGAGTTCAACCGTTGCGTAGTTCGAGATTGTTGAGCCATCGATAGGATGCGAGGCCGAAACCAGCGCGACACCGTCACCGCCAACAGCGCCATTGTAGGTCGTTGCTGTGTTGAGGATGTTGGCACCATAGATTTCCTTCGTCTGCTGGAAGGATTCGATGAGGCCGAGGTTCGACGGCATAAACTGTGTCTTGTACAGGTTATCGTCGATTGCCTTGCGCGTAATCGCATAGCCGAGAGCAATTTCAGTATGCTCTTGGTTGTAGACGTAGCGTTCGCCAGCCGAGTTATCGAAAGCAGTCTGACCGCCTTCTGTCTTGAGCTGGGCGAGGCCGAGGAAGCGCATTTCAGCAGTGCGTTCCAGAGCCATCTTCGACTCATGCTTGGTGAAGATTTTGTCGTACTGAGATGGGATCATCTCGTACTTGCCTTCAACCCCACGGAGACCGGGGAGGAGAAGGTCTTTAATCGCTGAGAGATTAACAGCCATTGGTCCTTACTCCTTAGATGCCGGTCTGGTTCTTCGTGGTCACGTTGTTAAACGCAACGACCACATAGTTGTAAGCGCCAGCTTCAGTGCCAGCCGAACCCGGAGGTTCAGTGACAAGGCCCACAACACGGAAGGGAAGTGTGGCGGTGACAGCAGCTGTCGTAACATCCACAGTAGCGGCAGAGATGCCGTTTGCAGTGTTACCCGAGCCAATGGCATAGCCAACGTTGAGGTTGACGGTGGACTGCGTAGCAGCCGTGGAACCCGTCTGAACAAGGAACTTGGCGTTCGGATCGTTGATGATGTAGCCAATGATCGTACCAGTAGCCGGATCAGTGCCGCCCGGATAGTAGTTCGACCAGACCGTACGCTTCTGCGAAACCGAAAGGTATTGGCAGCCAACGAAGATGCCAGCAATACCAGCAGCCGCAGTCGTGCCATCACCCTGTGCAACCGTGCCATCATTGACAGGTTCTACGGGGTCGCCAAAGAAGATATTCGTAGTGTTGTAGCCGATAACAACAGCAACCTGCTCATATGTCGGAGCAGAACCTGTGCCGCTGTACTGACGGAAACCGAAAGGCGCATTTGTATTCGCCATGACGGGGCCTCCTTTTTACAGGAAGTTCATCATCGCGCGCCGGGGCGATTAAGAACCGGGAAAGTTTAAAACCTCCACGCCGGGGGAGGTAGGGCATAAAGCCTCTATGCACAAAGTAACAGAACGCGCCTGAAACGTAAAGAGCCGCCCCGAAGGGCGGCTCAGTGCTTTATTGGTTGCAGTCTTTGAGTTCAAATTGACCGAGAACTTCTAATCGGCGCGAGTATATTTCGACGTATTCTTTATCTGTCACGATGATCCGGCCATCCTCTAAATAAGCAATCATTCCAGAAGGGTCTTTGATGCCCGGAAACAAATTTCGGTCTTCAGCATCGAATTTTTTGCATTTTGCCTTAGCCAGCAAATACATCATTTCTGCTGCGGTCATTTTGTATCTCCATATCAAACAGCAAATTGGGCAAGGCCGTTTTTGACCTTGCCCAATTATAATATCGAATCACTGGCATAATGTCAAGCGTTAACTTGACAATTATTTATCCGATGGAACCGGAATAGCCTCGTAGCCCTTCTTGATCTGCGGGCGAACCTGAGCGTGGTCACGGGTCAACGTGCCGTCAGGCGTACCAGCAATCTGCGCTTCCTTATCGCGGACCTGCTTGCGGGCCATATAGTCATGGCGGCGGCGAGCCTCTTCAACGATTTCGGTTGGGCGTTCCATCAAGATCATGCCTTTGCGCTCAATCGTGGCACCCTGCCAGCCGTTCGGCATGAAGTTCGGGTGACGGCGCACGGGGACTGGTTCCCAACCAGCCTGTTCCAGCTCAACCATGTGGCTCGGGTCTTCAGCGCCCAGCAACAAACGGCGGCACCACTGATAGGTCCAGCCTTCCGGTGCGTTTGGCAACGGAAACTCATCCGAGCCTTCAGTCATGCTGTCAATGTGACCACGCAACTGGGCTGCACGGCGATTAGCGCGCTCAAGCGGGCTTTCCTCGCGCATTTCATCTCGCATGTCGCCACGCGGGACCGCAACCTGTTCTGTTTCCTCAACAATTCGCGGGTCTTGTCCGCGGCGTTTGATCTGCTTTTCCATAACCTATCTCCTTAATTTGGCATCTTGCCTTCTTTTTGAAGGGCGATTTTGTTTTTGGCGTATTCCTGCTCGGTCATGCCAAACATCTTTGCCGTATCCGCTTCAGCCTTGGTCAAACGAACCACGTTTGGTCGGGTCGAACCACGATTAGCGGGAGCGGCAGGCGGGGGAGCCTGACGAGGAGCGGGCTTTGATGCACTGGACAAGGCAGATTCCTCCTGAGCTTTCTCTTCCTGACGGGCATATCGATTGCCAACCTTTAAGGTGTCTTCGATGAAGCCAAAATAATCATCAGAGTCGGGTTGATAGCCGTCCGCAACCGCAAGGTTGTGGGCCGCAATCATCTTCTGCTGAAGGCGCTGGTCGGTCACGCATTGCGGATGCCGACGAACCCACTCAGCTGAACGCGGTGAAAGCTGCGAAGCAAACTGCTCGACCGGGTTTGAGTAGTCAGGAGCCTGCTGGCGAGGCTTGTTCTGCATAGACTGCTTGCCGTTCTCCAATTGGAGCAGCTTTGCAGCGTTGCTAGACATGGCTTCTTGCAGATCAGCGACCTTATCAAAGTCCGAAAGCGCAAGAGCGTTGCGATATTCGTTCTTCAGATACTCGTTTTCGCGCTTAACGGTCTCAATCGCGCTGATAATTAGGTTGATGTTGCTGTCTTCAACCTCGTTATAGGCGGCATTAAGCTTTTGAGAGGCAATACGAGCGCGTTCTTCAGCTTCCTGACGCGCCTGCTGTTCCCTTTCAATCTTTTCTTTGAGGTTTTTGATGGTCTTTTGAACATCATTTTCCTCTTTTTCATCCGGTGCAGCGGCAACAGCGGCCTCTACTTGAGCCTCACCCTCAAGTTGAACTTCAACTTCTGGCTCATCAGCCTCTTTAGACGCAGCCTGATCGTCAGAAATAATCTCCAACTCAATCTGTTTGTTGTCATCATTCATGATTTATCTCCTTACCAAACTTCGTCTGGGTTCTGGACGCGGCCTTTGACCTGAGTGTCGCTCAAGATACGGCAGAGAACGCCGTGAACCGTGATGCTCCAGCCGTCTGAAGGGCGAAAAACCAGCCATTCATGCAGCTTAAACTCTTCACCTTGAAACCAACCTTCATCATTTGGTTCAAAAGAGCTGGGGCCTGTCTTCACAAGCATACCAACCTTCGATTGAAACTTATCTTCATCGACATGCTTGTCGGTTAAGTAGATGCCGCTCTTGGTTTTTTGCGGTCGGATGTACGTGGCAACCAAAATCTGGTTGTTAAAAAGCTCGACCGATGAAATGTCACCGAGTTCTTCAAGCAGTTTCTTTTTCGGATCAACTTCATGATCCATCATCATTGGCGGCATCTTTATCCCCTTTTGCTTTCTGCACCATTGGCTATCGATTCAGCCTCTTCGCAGAGCGACTTTGCTCTGATCAGACCCTGAATAATTCCGACATTGTGTTTGTAGGACGGGTAATCAAGGGCGCTATGCCCGTGAACAAGGCTGTCCTTTAGCCTTTCGACCTCTTGGTCAATCAATTTCAGCAGTTCGTGTTGAAAGAACGCTTGGTAAGTTAACATAACCGCCCCCTTTGCGGTTCCCCTTTATGAGTTGGGACGGGTGGAAAAAGGGGGATTCCACCCGTCCCGGATCACAGCGCCATGCCTCATGCCGCCGCGAAGTCAGTGCTTCCGAGAAGCAATCTCCGTCTTTTCAAGGCGACCTTTGCCAGAGCCAGCGCCAGCATCCATGTCCTTGTAAGAACGATAGACCTTGCCGCCAGCCTTACGCATGTCGCGCTTGGCGATGTCTGTCTTCTGGAGACGGCCTTCACCGCCACCCGAGCCAGCCGTCATGTCCTTATAGGACGAGGCAATCTTGCTGATGCGACCGCCAGCCTTGCGGGCCATCGGAGGAGGGCCACCAGCGCCCGGAGCGCCAGCAGGACCGCCCGGAGGCATCGGCATAGGCATTGGCATCGGCATGCCGCCCTGTGGGCCACCAGCGCCCGGAGGAGGCGCAACCGGCACAGGAATGCCACCCGGAGGCTTGCCCATCAGGCCCGGAGGCATCGGCATTTCAGGCTGACCGCCCTTGCCAGCGGCAATCACGATGTTGACGTTGGTCTTGCCCTTGGCCTTGCCGCCCGCAGCGCGAGCAGTGCGACCGCCGGGAACAACGCCGGGGATTTTTCCGGGATAGCCGGGACCGGAGAAAACGCCACCGCCTTGTTTGCGACCAACGCGAGTACGTTCGCGTTCCATTATTCTAAGCATTGATGGAGAGGGATCACGATACATTTCCTGATCCATCATCTCATTAAAATGACCCGCATTTTCCAGCGTCTGACGAACGCCGTTTTCAGTGTCATTGATGCTTTCATAAGGAGCATTATATTTGCCGCGATTTGCAGCATCCTGCAAAGAAGCGCCGCCGCCCATTTTGCCCTTACGGGTAGCTTTACCACCACGTTTTTTGTCATCACCGCGAATTGCGTTTGCAAGCATCAAAGCAGGCGAAAGGAACTGACCAAACGCGCCACCGATTGCTTTGCCGGTGCGGGCTTCCTTTTTCACCATCTTCTTGATGAGGGCCTTGTCAGCAGCAACGTCTTCATGGGCCTTGCCGCCCTTCTTCATGCCGAGAGCCTTGCCGAAGCGGCTTTGGCTGGCCGAGAAGTCCATGCGAGCGCCGGGAACACCAGCGGTGTCCGAAGCTGACTTCATCATTTCAGCAGCGCGAGTTTGACCGCCAGAAGCTCGCTTAACACGACCGCCCTTCTTCAGGACATCACCGAATTCGCCTGCCGAAACTTTTGCGCGGCCTGACAATTTGTCAGTAGCCATGCCCAAGCCTTCTTTGCGATTCTTTAGCGAACGCTCCATCCACTTCATGCTTTTTTTCTCACGCGGAGAAGCACTGCCAAGTGTTTCGCTGTAATCAGCAATATCGCGACCAGCCTTCTTAACATAAGAACCAAGCGTTCCACCGGACAGCTTGCCGGTGCGACCACCCTTCTTGTAGCCACGCTCCAGACGCTTCAGGTCTTCAGGGCTATACATGTCTTTGGGCTGCGGCATCTTGCTGACATCCATCTCTGCATCAAACTGAGATGGGTCCATACGCTGCTGCATTTTTGGATCGGGCTTGCCCTTAACTTGCACGCTGCCATCGGTTGCATACTTAGCGCGACCGCCCTTCTTCATGCCATCTGGTGATTTATTAGCCAGCTTATCAACTGCGCGGCTAATTCCAGTTTGGCGACCCATAAGTTTGTGGGCGGTTCTATTAAAATCATCATCCCGGCGGTTCATGTCGTAAAATGCTCGGTCTTCTGACTTTTGCGAAACATCGCGGGCAGCTTTTTTAATGTATGAACTAAGTTTGCCGCCGCTTAATTTACCAGTGCGACCGCCCTTCTTCATGCCAGACTGAACAGGCATCGGCGCATCGACAGGCTCAACGTTCTTAGGATTTGAACGAGCGATATCAAGCATTGCGCGAGCAGGAGCCGTGGATTCGCGCAGTTTATTGCCGGAGAGTTTTGGGCCAAGTGCCTTTTGAATGTTGCCTTTGGCTTCCTTTGTCAAACGACCGCCTTTAGCAAAGCCGCCAATGTGCTTCTTGCCTTCGCGCTCTTCGTTTGCCGCTTTGACGTTGCGGTTTACTTTGGCGTTTGCATATTCCGTGGCTTCCGTCTTGCCACCGGACTTGCGGGGCTTGCGGTCAGCGCGGGCTGCATTGCAATCGCCCATAACTTTGCCGCCCTTCTTGAACTGGCGACGAGAGATCGGACGCAGGCCCGTCTTAACGTCAGCATCAAGAAGTTCTGGTGGGACAAAAGTCGATGAGTCGACCTTTTCCAAAGGACGGTCTGAACCAAGGCGCTTGGCCTTAGCTTTCATAGCCTCACGGGCCGTTTTTGCCATGCTCGACATGATAACTCCTGATCAGGTAGCCGGGCGTCCCCGGAGGTCTCCAAACCTTTTCAGAGAGTATCATAAGAGTGTGGATCACAACAGAGCCACATGAAGTGAAACCAGCTGGTGGCTTCACTCCTGAGTATTTGGCGGCGCTTGTGGTTCCAAAGGCGCTTCAACGTCACGCAGGCGCTGAAGTGTGTTCATGCCGACGATGTTCTCAACAACACCAAGGGTTGCTGGGTTCTCGGCAATCTCTTCAGCCAGCCGAAGCGTGGCAAGGCGCTCGCGGCTTTCGCGGTCGCGCTTGCGGTTGATGGCATCCAACTGAGCGTCAAAGTTGCGCTGCTGAATTTCATCCTGCTTGAGTTTGATATCAGCCGCCTTAAGCGGGTCGATCTCGTTGCCCTGCTGCTCGGCCTGAAGCTTTGCAGCAATCTCTGCCGTTTTTGCCTGTGCCAGCATAGACTTAGCATCCGAGTCCTGCTTGGCAATCTGCAACTTAGCCTGCGCCTCAAGCACTTGCGGCGGTGGCTTGCCCTGCGATTCCGGCGGCGCAAAGAACTGCTCCGGGTTGCTCCAGCCAAGCGTGATCATCGCCTCGGTGTCGATGGCAATCGGATCGTAAAGCGATGGGTTCTGAGACTGAAGCTGCTTCAGAGCCATAACCTTCACAACGCGCTGCGTGTGGCTGGCGGTGTTCGGATCGGCCTGCGGGACCAGATCGCAATCGCTGAGTGCCTGCAAGAACGTCTGTTCCGACCATTGATATGTGGGCTTCTTATTGCGCTGCCAGAAGCTGTCTGGATGCTCGCGGAAGCAACGGACCAGAAGCTGAAACTCGTTAGCCTGCGCGGCATGCATGCGCTTATGAACAGCGTTCAGAACCTTTGTGGCCTGATCAATGAGGGCCAGCGTGGTTCCAACCGGAGCGTCAGCCTTGCCTTCGCCCACAGCCATTTCAGCCGTGCCGCCAACGCGAGCGCCGGTCTGAGCCATGTTATCCACAAGCTGCATCAAAGCGCCGGACGGGTCTTTGTAAGGCAGAGGCATCACAGCCTGCTGGATCGGCATGCCGCCGGTCTTAATCAAAGCGCCGCCGCCCGGAGGAACGCGGAAGATGTTCGTGTTTTGGCGAGCGCCAGTGTCGGCATAGAGGAAGCCGGGGAAGTTCGAATACATGCCCGCGTCGAGCATCTCGCGCCACGCTGCCGTGACAGCATTTGTTGTGTTGCCGAGGATGTGGAGCAAGCCAATGTCGTAAAAGCCAAGGCCGGGGACAAAGGTGTATTTGACGAAGTTCTGGCGAGCCTCTGGAAGCTCGGAGCTGTCCTCGTCGTAGTTGCGAACGATGGACAGGATTTCCTTGGTTGAAGCGTCGATGGTCACGCGATACGGGATTTCGAGGCCCGTCTCTTTGCCCTTCCACTTATGCTCAAAACCATGAACATCGAGTTCGCAATAGCATTCGTAGATTTCGCGGTCCCGATCATCGGGGCGCATGACAGTATCCGACACCCCTTCAATGGCGTTCTTCTCGCGCTGGACAGAATTTGTCTCGGCCTGCATCGGCGTGGATAATTCAACATCACGGTAAACGCCAAGGATTTGAAGGCGCTTCACGGTTGAAGGGCGCATCATTACGCGGTGCGTAACGCGGCGAGCGTTCTGAAGGTCTGTTGCCGCGTTGTTAACAATCAAGTCATCCGCATCAACACTTTCGGAAACCGGGCGGTTCCGCAGCGGGCAGAAATAGACCTTCTTGAAAGCCGTGCCGCCAAAGCCCAGCATCAGGAGCATACGGTCGGTGTCGGGATAGTATTCGCTGGCGACTGTGGTCAGGTAATGGTTCAGGTCTTTCTCAAGGGCGTTGGAAAGATAGTCCTGCTGGGTGGTCGTAGCGATAGCATCATTGCGAATCTTGACGGGGCCATCGGTCGGCAAAAGCTCAGACCTAGCATTGGCTTGGAAGCGCAACACAGCCTCAAGAAGCAGCGGATGGCGAACCTTGCTCATGCCTTCAATAGGAGCGCCGTCTGTGGCCCCCTCAAGGCCGGGGATTTCAATCTTTAAGCCCAGAAGCTTCAGGCCCTGCGCTCGGTCCTCAACCCAATCCCTGCGGCTGTCCAAATCGTCACGGATGCCGTTCATCAGGTTTTCGGAGATCAAGCTCAGTTCACCGGCATCAATCTCGTCCACCAGATTGCGAAACCATTCCTTAGCCTTCTCGGCCTCGGAGGCTTCCTCAACAGGCCGACCGTCGAGCGAGATCGTAACGGACCCGTCTTCGTGTTCGATCTTGAGGATGTTGCCCTTGTCGTCGGTGTCGTAAGAAGGGTCGCCTTCATCGATCTTGACGATCAAATCATCACCGGGGGAAACCCCAGTTGGCTCTGGTGCAACTTCCCGCAAATTCGGGACAAGGCCGGGCGTTAAAGGCATGGTTAGTTCCCTTCGACGGGCAAAGTTTCCATCTCCGCGACGAAACGGCGAATGCCCTCTTGAGCAGCTAGTGTATCGTTTTTGGCTTGGATTTCATAGGTGCGAGTGTAATCGTAGGGCGGTTGGCCCCAAACCTCGACCGAAAACGATCCTAGACCCACCGGAGTAGCGGGTCGAATTACATCAACAATGGCATTTGCCAAAATACGGGCCATTTCATCCTCAAAGCGGGCTGGGTTCGCGTCACGAGCCGACAATATAACATATTAAATAGAAAAAGCCGCCAGTGGGTGTCTCTTCCACTGACGGCTCTTGTTGTCCGAAACCCACAAGGGAGAACCACCAACCCTTGCAGACTGATTATAGCATGGGTTCTTTATAGGCCAATCTCTGTTTTTGCATCCGCTGGCGGCTCTGGCAAAGGCATCCAGTGTGTTGGGCATACGTCCCATTCACCGTCATACCAACCCGATTGGATATGGTCCCAAGACGCAAGGGCCATGATCGGCCACCCGGATTCGTACCAGAACACAAAGATTTCCGTACCGTCTTTTGGTGCGGTTGTAATCAGTTGCCACTCAGTCATTGCCCCCTCCTTTGCCATCAATGGTTTTCAAGTCGGCTGTCGATGGTGTCTTGATCGACATATTGACCTTACGCATCATGGTGAAGGTCAATTCTTTGGCGGTCTGGTCATTGGTCATGTCAGAGACACGGACCAAATAGCAGAAGGCTATAGCCCGCTGGGCCACGAAATCTTCAAAGGCTGTCGGGTCCAGATCGCTCAGGTCCAGCATTGTGGCGCTGTCATCCATTCCGTCATCGTCATCAGACATCACGACCTCCTTTGCTGGCGATAAAAGGCATGATGCCTGTCATCGCGTAGAACCTTGTTCTCAGCCTCCAGCCTATCCAGCTCTCTGGCTAGGCCAATCAACTCTTCAGCCATACAGAACTCGGTAGCCATACCGCCCCGCGTTATACGGAACGCAGCAACCAGCTCCTCGATAAGCTTTTCGTCCGGGTGCATACCTTTCACGAATACTGTTCCTCTAATTGTCTCATGCTGATGTGACGGTATTGCAATATGTGGCCCGCTTGGATTTGGAGTTCGTAGATGCCATACGACCAGCCGGTCGTGGCCGTGCCCGCGTATTTTGCAACGTACCCATCGGGCATCGATGACCCAAGGTTAAGAACCTCAATTGAGTTGTTGACCCCGATTTTGGGTACCTTACGAAATGTGGATCGGTGTGTATGGCCGAACACGATGGAATGTGTCGCGTGGTTGGCAATCTGGTTTTCAGAGTTTTGACCGCCATAAGGTCGCCCCATGATATTCATTGGCACGTGAATAAAACCAACCCCGTCAATCATTAGCCACTGCCCATAGGGGTGGATGCGCCACCGATAGCGGGCCGCCATCTCCTCAAGCTGGGTGTACAGGGTGCCGACTGTTTCTGGGTTCTTATTCTCAAACCGATTGATTCGGTCTTCGTGGTTCCCAGCCGTCATATCCAGCGGGATGTCCAGATAGCTCATTTCTTTGTAGAGGGCCGACATGGCCTCCTCGCAGCTTTCCAGATCAACCTTAAAAGAAGGTCTTTGAGCGTGGGCATAAGAACCCCGCTCCTCGTGCATCGACACACTGTCCCACGAAGCAAAGTCTCCGATATGAACAATCCTGTCAGGCTTTAGCGCGGCAGCGTGTTTGCCCATCCATTTAAATCGATCTTTGGAGATGTTGGGCTGGTCGTGGCTGTCACCGATTGCCATGATCGTCATGGATTTCTGTTTGCCCATGACAATCCTTGGCTTTGGAATGCTGCCAGAATTGTTAACCGCCAATTTTAAAAGGCGGTTTTCTTCTAATAAGCTTTGATGTTTTTCAATGAGGGGAGAAACTCTCAGCGGTTTGTTTTTAAGAATAACAGACCGGATTGTGCTTTCGTTTCTACCTAAATAATAGGCAGTTTTATTGATACCGCCCATCTGCAAGATGAGAGCTTGTAACTCTGGTGGGCTTAATATCATGATGGGCCTCGCCGCGCCGCACCATGCTATAGTATGTTGATATTGTGACAACTATTTGATGGCTAAGAACAAACCAATGTTTGAAAACGCATATCCTGCATAAATGATTGCCATCGGCGTATTGCCCAACAGGTACTGATTTATGGAGATATAACCATAAATTAGACCCACAAGGATGATCAGTGGCCCGCTCACTTAACACCTAACGGGAGGGCGGGCTTACACTGACAGGGCCACTCCATTAAGACCGACCAGTTCCCGTGATGCGTTCCCAACAAGCCCGGATGTGGCATCCACCCGAGCGCAACTGCCGCATTACAGGCGTGTAGTGGCATGTATCGAAAGATAGATGTCATAGGTCAAATGCCATGATCCATATTGCCACCAGTATAGCCATGACGATCAGAGTGCCGACAGCCTCAGTCATATCATCCCCCTGTTGGTCCGAGCGGAAGGATTCGAACCTCCGACCTATTGGTTCCAAACCAACCACGCTGACCAGACTGCGCTACGCTCGGGTATTTCGTCCGAAGGTGATGTTTCTCTCAGCGCGAATCTCTTGATTGCGCCAAGTCCAACATTGTCCATCTTCTTGGAAACAAACCCACAATAGGTCGTGTTCTGCCCCGTAGTCAATTAGAACGTGGGCAAGAGCCTTGCCATTCGGCGTGACCACGGGCAGTGGAGGATTAAGCTGAAGCATCTTTTTTCTCCGGCAATTCCAATTTTGCGGCCTGCATCATCTTAGCCATTTGGTAAGCAATGGAAGGTTCCAATCGGAAGAATATGCGCTTCCCTTCTTTGTCCACTGTTAAGCGGGCAGCCATCATGAGCCACTCTGCCAACTGCTCAACATCTTTTGGCTTGTAGACCATCAGCATGTCCATCGGAGTTCCAAATTGTTCCGTGATCCTTTTGCGGGCTTCTTCTAGATCATTCACCTTTTTCTCTCCATAATACGATGCGGGCCTCTTCAACTAGCTTGGGGTCCATGTTCTCCATCCATTCAATCATAGACTCCATGTTTTCAATGTAGTCGGCAGCAGCGTCCATAAGATCGTTGTTGCCATCGCAGTATTCGCGCAGTCGCTTCACAATGTCATGCATCTTTCTTCTCCCCTAGTGCGGCAACGAAGTCATGCCACAAGTCATTTTTGACGATGAAAGAATCACGTTGTTCCAGCAATCTTTCCAGTTGCTCAATACGCTCTTTCGCTTCCAGTAAACACGCCTGTGTCGTACCTCTGTAGCACTCTGCTTCTTCTTCTAGTCGCTTCACAAGATCGTCACCCATCCTTCTTCTCCCCTAGTGCGGCGCGGGCAAAATCAGAAATGCAATGCTCGCAATCTTCATACATCACCCGATCATGTTTGCATTTGTCATGCTTGGACAAAACGCCATCATTACGAAAAATAGTAACGTGTTCTCTTTCAACATTACATTCCGCAATCTCCCGCAGCGCCGCTTCCAGTCGCTCAATGCGTGACTTGTACTTCTTCTCAGCCATTTTGTAGGCCCACATATAGACAAGCGTTAGGTCGTCCTGCTCGTCATCGGGCCGCTTCACAAGATCGTCGGTCACAGCCCGTCTCCCTCTTCGCAGTCAATCTCAACCTGCACCATAGCAAGCGGATTTCCCATTTGCCTTGGGATGCGCGTATCTGAAGCAAATGTAGTGTC